TATATGGTAAAAAACCTCTACAACCTTTTAATATTTCTCTTACATTTTCTATAACTTTTTTAGATGTATCTAAAACAGCATTACAATCAAACAAGTTTATATCACTACCACCTGAAAATGGTGTAACTTGCGTATCACAAACAACAGAAGCATCTCTAAAACTTTGTAAATCAATATCAGCAGTTGCAATACCTTTTCCATATCTTTCGTTTCTTAAATAATCTAACAAACAAAAAGCTGGGTTAGCTGAAAATGTTGCAGAAGATTCAACTAAACTTGAATTAAGTGTTACAATTTTTCTACCTTGAACTTTAGCTTGGACTTTTGGTATTCCTGTAAAAGCATCTTGATTCCAAGTAAATCTAATTGCTAAATATGCTAATCCTGAAAGTTTATGATTTGAACCCCAAGAAGATAATGTTGATAATAGACTTGATGCACTTTGTCCATCTGAACCAAAATGAGGTTCTAATCTAATTAAACTTGCTGAATTTTTATAAAAGTTTGAGTCTGAACTTCCCACTTCAACTGCTGTATTGTCAGCCAAACTAGATGCAAATGTAACAACTTTATCATCAACTCTAATTTCTGTAATACCATTTATCTCACCCTCACTTAAAACAATTGCCATATATAAATAGGTATTGTCTGTGCCTGAAGTTTCCATAAATACTCTAGTGCCACCAACAAGTCTTGTTCCATAAATTACAGGAATACTTGCATCATTACTTTGTTTATTTAATAAAATACCCTTTTCAAAATCATCAAAGTCAGTTGTGCCAAAATCAGGTAAATCTATTTTTGGACTTAACCACGATAAAGCTTTAGTGACAATTTTTATTGGTGCTGATATTATTTTAGTTACGGCTCTAAAAATTTTTTTAAATGGCATTATGGTCTACCCCACTTAATATCTTGAACAGTTTGTGAACTAAAATCCATACCCACATCTGTTGAAAAAAATCTTTGTTGTGATGTATTATTTGTTTTTCGACCTTGCACCTTATCAAAATCTGCCCAATGAGAAACTATACCAATATTTACTGTGCTATCTGTTTCTGTTTCTTGAATTGAAAATGTATCTATTTGACCATCATATAATAAAAATGGGTCAGCTATTAAAGAATTTGAATCATTTAAAAAACCTCTAAATATTTGAACACTATCATTTACTACATTCTCATTTAAACAAGTAGATATAAATGTTTGGTCTGCACCTGATAAGGTTAATGTCAAACTTGTTTTTGTAACATCTGTCTCTTCTGTAAAATTAGAAATACCTAAAATAAAATCTGATGATGAGTATGTTACACTTGAACCTGAGACAGAACTTGTAAGTGGGAAAGAACAATCTGTTATATTTACAGGAGTTCCAAATCCAATAGTGATGAGATGAACTGGTCTAATATCATTTGTCGCTAGTTCATTCTTTACTGCTGTCGTTAGTGATCTTGTCATATTTTTCGTAACTTCTTCTGTTTATTTTTATACCATCAAAAACTTTAAATTTAGCAGTTTTTGTTGGTTCGTTATATTTACCTAAATCATTGGTAGTAAAGTCAATGTTTTCTTCATCTATTATTTCTTCTGCGATAGCATCAACATTAATCCAATATTTTACTTTATATTTCATTATAAAGCTTCTTCAACATCTAACTCAAACTGATATAAAAGGTTTCCATCTTTATCAGCACCTACAGCACCAAATTCTTGAACATCATTTGTAAGATGAACTGTGAATGGAACATTGTCGTAAGTAACAACCGAGTCATCTGCAAGAGCAGTAGTAAGGGGTGGTTCTATTGTTACAGTAGCCGCATTAGATGAGCTTGTAACATCTGAAACAACCATATAAACTTTATCGTGTGATGCAAACTTTATAAAATCACCAGCTTTAAATCTACCAGCACCATCACTAGCAAAAGAATCCATAGCAATAGTCGTATCACCAACTGCGTGAACTCCATTAACTAATACTGTGCCTGTTTCACTTCCTCTAGCATCTTCTATCTCAGGTGGGATTATTGTAAAATTTTCTTTTCTTGATCTTTGTTTCATAATAAAAGCCATTAATTCACCATATACATCTGATCTTTTTCCAATAATTATTTGTGCAGTAAAAGCAAATCTTTGACCATCAATTTGTCTTGCAAGTTTTTTACCTGAGTCTGATTTTGAAATAATAGTATTTTGGATAGACTTTATACCCATTGTTGAAAATGCAGAACTTGATATTGGAAATGCACCTGACATTATATTAAATTACCTTGACCCTTTTCATTTAAAGATTGATTTATTAGTTGAGATATAGTTCCTCTTGATCTTATGAGTAATTCTTCAAAACCACTTGCGTCAACAGTATTGATGTTAAAATTAACATTTACAGGACTTCCATTTGTTCCTCTTGCTGATTGTGTAATTTGTCCTGATGAGTTTGGTATAAACATTTCTGCACCTCTTTCGCCAACTATTGTTGGCTGTCCTTTTCTTACTGCACCACCACTAGCAAAAAATGGAAGTTTAAAACCACCTGAAGCAAAATTAAAAGCCGCCATAGCCGCTTGTAAGCCAAGTTGTTTTTCCATCTCTCTTGATTGCATTCTTAATGAAGCGGTCTTATCATCTTCGTTTTTCAATATTGTTTTTGTTAATAATTTTTCAATACCAAGTAAAGCTATTCTCTCAATAGTTTTTGCAACTATTTCTACAAGTATTGATTGTGCTAATTGTTTCAAAGATGCGTTCAAATCTTTACCTAATACAACTGCTTCAGCTAAACTTATACTGACCCAACAGATTTAGTAATAGTACCAACAATTTCTTTTGATAAATCAAAAGCATCATTTTGTTTTTTTATACCATCTCTAATTTTTTCAAATAATGTTTGTTGCTTACCTAATTTAACATTTGTATCATCAACTGATTTACCAACCTTGTCAATTTCAACAACTAAAGGAATATCTTTACCTAATAATCTTAATAAGTTTTCTACTTGTCGTCTTACAAATCCAACTGCTCTTGCTACTGCTCTTACTGCTGCGGCAAATGCTTTTACTACAACAGTTAAAGTTTTACTAATTGCTCTACCTACTGCTTCAAAGTCTGCTGAGTTTGCTTCTATAAATTCGTTTAGTGATTTAAATTCTTTTTTAAGTTGATCAAAAAATCCCTCTCCAGCTACATCTCTTTTAAAATTAAAAAGTTTATCACCAAGCATTGATAAAGTTCCTGTAAATGTATTTGCTAATTCATCAGTTGCTTTACCAAATCTACCACCTTGACCAAAAACTTTTTCAAAAGCTTTTATCGTTTCTTCTGCTGAAACAGTAGCACCAGCACTAAATCCTAATAAATCTCTTACACCTCGTTCTCTAAAAATATCTGCTGAAGCTATACCACCAGCAAATGATCTTTGTATTTGTTCTGCTGTTGTAGCAAAATCTAATCCTGTTACTGCCGCAACATTACCAGTTATTTCTAAAATTTTTGATAGTTGGTCTGCATCTCCAGCTACAACTGCAAGATTACCTGATGCTTGTTGGATTTGCTCTAGTGAGAATGGAACTTTAGCGGCAAAGTTTGCCATAACATCAAAAGCTTTTGCACCCTCTTCTGTTGAGCCAAATAATTGTTTTAATCTAACTTGTAAATCTTCTATGCTTCTTCCTGTGCCAACTATTGATCTGATTGCTAAACCACCACCAAGTCCTACTAATGCACCTTGAACTGAAAATATTGAATCTTTTAAACCTTTTAATCTTCCTCTAACACCTTGAAAAGCTTGTTGTGTTTTATCTTTAGCTGTTATGTTTATCTTTAAATTTTGTACCATTATTTATACTTTGACTTATTTATTGCTTCTTTGTGTTCTTCATTCTCTATCATAAAATATGATACCCAATGGTTATACTCCCAAACTTCCATTTTTAAAAGTTCGGATAAAGTTATTTTTAATCTATCTGCTACTGTAAGTAAATTCTTAATTTCAGGTGTAAATTTTAGTTTTTTTTTAAATCATCTATTGAGGGAACTAAAACCATCTTTTGTGCTATGCGTTGAAGAATATTCGGGTCTGCTTTTTCCATCAAAGTCTGTTTATCTTCTAGCTTAAATATTTTTTTACCATCTTTATCTAAAGCTTTCATAACTAAAACATCAGCTAAGATTGCTATGTCATTAAGATTATCTGATTTTTTAAGTAGTCTATTTTTCTCTAAAAGTGTAATAGGATTCCAATATAAAATAACTGGTTTTCCATTCTCATCTTTCCATTCAGAAACTTCCATAGATTGAACACCTATGTTTTCAAAATGTGATTTAGCGATGTCAATAACTGACATATATCAATATTATTCAGTTCCTATTGTTAAAGCACCAGTTCCTTGAAAAGTAACACTTCTTGCAACTACTCCGTCAAGTGGTTGATTTACACTCATTCCTGTAACGATACCTGAACCCTCAAATTTTCTATCACCTGAAGTAGAACCCTCTGGTAATAATTTAAATGTTAAAGTTGTTCCAGCCGTCATTTGAGTTTGTGCTGAATCAGTTTCGTCAAAGTGCATTTCTAAAGTTCCTGAAAATGAAGTTCTTCCAGCAACAAAAGTTTTTGCTGAGTCTGCCATTTTTGTACTTTCAACAACATCTCCTGTTGTTTCTAAAGTGAATGAAGTTAGTTCTCCGACTCCTGTTCCGCCTATTGCTACTTCACCCTCTTTGCCGTGATGTACTGCCATTTTTTTTCTCCTATAATTAAATTGTTATATTAGTTTTCTTCTTCTTCGTCAATTTCTTCTTCATCATCATCTTCAAATTCTTCTTCATCTTCAAATGATTCATCTTCTTGATCTCTTAGTTCTGCAAGTAAATCTTTGATTTCCTCACACATAAGACTTTCCTTGTCGTGCAATTTTTCAACACTATCTATCTTCTTTTCTATTTTATCAATTATTTTATCTTTGTTCATATTATCTCCTATGGTGTTCCAGCTTGAAACTCGTAAGTACACCTAATAGTCATTCTTATACCACCTATCGGAAACAATGTACCCTCGTCTGTTTCTACAGATATAACTTCTGTATCAAGTGCATTACTACTTCTTGTAATATCAGATTCTAAGGCAGTTTCAATAGCAGTAATTAACTCATTCCTTTTTGTATCAATATTGACTTCTGCACCTTTTACAAAACCTAATATCAAGAAATCAATAGTACCAATCCTTGTTTTTGCACCACTACCTATTTCTTGATCTTCTCTTGTTTCTTCTGATGTTTGTATTATTACTGCTGGATATTGTTTGTCTGATAACTCATCTAATTGAAAAGGTTGTCTTGTAGCTTTTTTTATATCAGGACTTGATATGGCTGATATAACAGTAAGTAGATTTGATGCAATATTTTCTCTTTTACTCATATTTTAAACTTCCTTAATTCTTTTTCTACAAATTTATTAAATGTTCTTTGTATAATCTTTTCTGTTCTTGTATTAAAGCCAAAAAATTTTCTTTGTGGTTCAGTAGTTACTTGAACAAAAAATGCTCTGTCTGTAGCTTCTTTTCTTGCAAATGCTAAAGTAACTTTATGTTTCCCTGTTTTTTTTACCATAGATGGAGTCAAAGCACCCATCATTACATTATCGTAAATTAAATCAACTGCTGTAGGTTTGCCCTCTTTTTGTAATTTTTTTAAATAACCCTCTGAATAAGGTGCAAATCTTTTATCATTAAAATCAACACCCTTTTTAGTAGTTTTTTCTCTTATAATGGCAACTAATTGAAACCCAGCTTGTTTTACACCTTTATCAATAACTCTTGGTAAAACAGCACCAAACTTTTTGAATTTAGCTGATAATTGTTTTTGATTTGTTTTAATATTTACATTAACAGCCATTATCTATTCAATCGTCTATATCCGTGTAAAGGTTCTCTTTCATTAGATACGATTGACCCATCTGCTGTTGAATCATACTCAACACCATCTTCTAGTATTGATCTAAATTCTCTATTATATTCT